GTTGTGGCGACGCAAGAAAATTGGGATATTGACAAGATCACAACCGCGCTGACCCGTTTAAACGAGGGGCGCATCACCGACCATCATGACATCAATGATTTGCTACAAGAGGTAGCCGAAGCGCCGTGGGTGCCGACCGAGCGGAAAAGGGGTGCGCCGTCGGGCATTAGCGAGCTTGACAAAATGCTGAATGGTTTCAATGATGGCGATTCGATCATTTTGGCAGCGCGACCGTCGATGGGGAAGACCGACTTCATGATCCATTTTGCGAAGAGCGTCGGATGGCATGGGTACTTGCCTATCGTGTTTTCGCTTGAAATGGCGGCCGATAAAATACGCGACCGACTCATCGGTTCGATTGGCGGATTCAATCGGATGAAGTTGCGAAATCCGTATCACGATTTGTCAGAAGAACAGAAGCGCATGTGGATCGAAGTCATTGGGAAGGCATCCGAAACACACATGCAAATCTTTGACGGCGCCGGACAGAGCATTGCGGATATTCGTTCGAAAATCAGAAAGTCCATCAATCGATTTCCAGACAGAAAGCCTGTCGTGTTCATTGATTATCTCACATTGATACGGCCGGAACGATATTACGGCGGAAACATGCATTTGCAAGTCACCGAGATTTCCAGAGCGATCAAGGAGACGGCAAAAGAATTCAGTTGCCCGATCATCACACTGGCGCAACTGTCGCGAGATGTAGAGAAACGAAGCGACAAGAGACCGCTTATGTCGGACATCAGAGAGTCGGGAAGCATTGAGCAAGACGCGGACGTGGTGATCTTTCTATACCGCGACAGCTATTACAACGCCGAAGCTGATCCCCGCGTTGCGGAAGTCATTGTGGCTAAGAGCCGCAATGGAGCGGTCGGGACGGTTCGGGTTTCATACAATCGAAACACGGGGGTGATTCAAGATTTATACCGTTCATGAACTGATGAAAGAAGCCATTCGTGACGAAGCCGCTTCTCTTATCTATACGCTTCACTATTTTTTGTCCGCAGGACGGATACGGCGTGACAGCACGATGGATGAACTCGAAGCGGCTATGGAAAGCGTGGCTGAAGAAGATACACGCACCATCGCGCGTCTTATTGAAGAAAACCCTTTGAAGGTGTACGAAATTCGCGTCTTTTCATTGAAAATCGGGCAGGGGCGATTTGCCTTTGTGTTTGCCGCAAATGAAGAAGAAGCAAAATCGTTTGTTCGGCACAAATACGGCATAGAACCGAAAAACTGTTTTCAATATCCGATAGATTTTCCTGTTTCGATTGGCAATCGCTTCACAACTTTTCGAGAGATGGCAAGAGCGAAGAATTCGTTTCCGTCACTGGCAGGATTTTATCAAAAGGAGGTGAGGGAGTGAGTTTCAAGGAATGTCGAGCCGTTCCCAAGAAAGTGCCGGAGAAGCGGAGAAAACGGAAAGCACCTTCGTCAAAAACGAGAGGAAGCATTAGCAAAACCGAGTACAATCGCATGATCGAAGTGTTTGGCTGTCGTTGCATGATGTGCGGTGATCCGCGAATTGAGGCGCACCATGTCCGTTTCCGTTCTCAAGGCGGGAGGGGGAAGTGGAGAAACCTTGCTCCCTTATGCCACTGCTGTCATCAAGCTGTCCACCAGAATCGGGCGTTGGCGGAAAGGCTGATGGCGGTGAGGGAAGACATGTTTGGGAAATGGTACTGGGCGGATGAATACGACTTGTATGAAAACGGGCTAATCAAAGAACCGCTAAAGGAGAACTTCGAAGACTTTATGAGGAGAGAGGAAAATGAAGAAGTGGTACGTCATTGTACAGGAAAAGAAATCGGTGGATGGTGAGTGTTTGATAGAGATCAAAACCATAGAGAGCCGACCAAAAAAATTTGCGTATGTTGTGTTTGCCGAGAAATAGAAAGCGAGGGATTGTCATGATTAACCGCGTCATTTTGACAGGACGACTGACGGACGATCCGCAGTTTCGATATACGCCAAGCGGAGTGGCTGTTGTCACATTCATACTGGCCGTTACCCGTCCGTTTGCGAATCAAAACGGGGTGCGGGAAGCTGATTTTATTCGTTGCGTCGCATGGCGAAAACAGGCGGAGAACATCGCAAACTACTTGAAGAAAGGAAGTATGGTCGGGATCGACGGGCGATTGGAAACGGGTAGCTATGAACGGAACGGACGGAGGGTTTATTATACACAGGTCGTGGTGGATACGGCAACATTTCTGGAGCCGCGCAACGCTTCGAATTCGGGCAGGAAACAGAGAGGGGATAGGGACACATTCGAACAAGAGAAAAACGCCTCTAGGAAAGCGAGAGAAGCGTTTATGAAGCCGTCAGAAGAGCAGAGATGGTTTGATGATCCTTTTGCTGATAACGGGGAGCCGATCGAAATAAACGATGACGATTTGCCGTTTTGACGAAAGGGATGGTAGAGGGTGAAGGGAACGGATAGAAAATGGTTCGATGGCGAAACGTCAATAGAGCCAGGAGATTGGGTGTATTGCGTCAGCGTAAATAGCGCGTATTGTGGATGGTTAGGTTACGTCGAGTGGGTTAGACCGCCCGTAGGAATGGTTCAGTTCACTCTTAACCACGATGAAAAGCCTGTTCGGAAAAGAAAACAAATGTTGCTTCGACAATTGGCGCTTGTGGATCAATGGGAACTGACGAGGGAGAACATCGATGACATGGTGAACATCGCATTGGACACGAGCGATCAAGAATGGTTCGAACAACTGATAACAATGAGAAACGAGAAAGAAAGGGAGGAACAAAAATGGAGAAAGTGAATAAGCGGATGCGGCCAGTCGATTTGTTCGAATTGGTATTGATTGATGGAGGGAACGAAAATGGGTTCACTCTACCGCTATTTTCAAAAATCAGAAGTCGAAAGGGAGATGAAGAGGCACAACGCGATCCAGCAGTTGCGGCAAATGGGGATCAATGAATTTAAAGGGCAGCGAATAGACGAATTCGATTACGAGGAACTGAAATGGATTTTGGCAGTTGAGCGAGCGAAGCGGGATGAATAATCGAGGGGGAAAAGAAGCATGGAACTACGTGAACTTTTTGAGGTACAAGGAGAATTGGATGCGCATATTGAGAAGATTCACCCACGCGCGGAAGGCGAAAAACGGTTGGAAGAAAAGATTTTGGCGTTGCAAACGGAACTCGGGGAGATCGCGAACGAATGGCGGCAATTCAAGTTTTGGTCGAATGATCGCAAGCCAAGAACTGACCAACTTCTTGAGGAATATGTCGATGGATTGCATTTTGTCCTTTCTATCGGTCTTGAGGAATCGGAACGCTACGGACAATTGGTGCCAATTCGACTAGGCCTGCCGGATGAACTGACGTCAATTTGCTATGAAACGACGATTCAGCAATTCAATTATCTATTCTTTGAAATCGGGCGCCTATACGACAGCGTAACGCTCCATGAAGTTACAACAGATACCGAAGTCGAGGAAGCCTATGAAAATATCGTTCGTATGTTCATCGGATTAGGAGAAAAACTAGGGTTTTCGGAAGAGCAAATTGTCGATGCGTACAGAAAGAAGAACCGAATTAATCATGAGCGCCAAAAACGTGGATATTAAACGAGGTGCGCCTATGAGATTCGTTGGCATTGACCCGTCTTTACACACGGGATTGGTCATCTTAAGCGGTCAGGGAAAAATCATTGAAGCGAAAGAGATTTCGAAAGACGGAAGCGATCCTGCACGTATGAATGCGTTGATCCAAGAGGTCACTTATTATGTTCAGCCGGATGACTTTGTAGCGATCGAAGGATTCGGGTATGCGAGTCAGCGTGGATTCCTTTTAGGCGGCATCGGATGGGGGATGCGAATGGAGCTGTACAGACGAGGCGTTCCATATATCGATGTCGCCCCGTCCCTTGTGAAGAAGTTTGCCGGAGCGAAAGGAAATGCAAATAAAGAGAAGGTTGTGCTTGAGGTGTACAAACGATGGGGATTTGAAAGCGACTCGAATAACGTTATAGATGCGTTCGTATTGGCGCAAATCGCTAGGGCAGCCAAAACCGAAACGAAACTCATTCAAGCACAGAAGGAAGTATTGGACAAAATTTTGAAGTTGAAATAAAGGGGGAGCACGATGAACGAAGCGACGGATAAGGAGTTCGAAGAATATACGCGATTGCATGGCCGCTATATCCAGCAGATTTGCTTTTACGAAGAGCGGATGGATGAGCTGACGCCATATGAGCTATCGAGAATGGAATATCTCTA